CATTGGTATACCAGCTTTAAGGGGTTTAGTTTATGATATAGATGAACAAAAATTTTATATCGTTAACACCTGTCCAGGTGCGGGTAGTTGTGCTATGGTTTGCTACGCAAGAAGAGGTAGTTATATACAATATCCAGGTGTTTTTTTAAAACAAACTAAAGTACTTAACCTACTCTTAAATTACCCAGATAGATTTGAAAAAATTCTAATTCGTGAATTGGAGACCACGCTGTTAAAAAACCCAGATAAACAAGTTAATTTTAGGTGGAATGATGCGGGTGATTTTTTTGCAACAAAATATTATGAGATTGCTGTTAGAATAACCAACACTTTACTTAAAGATGGTTATAATATTAAATCATATGCCTACACAAAAATGGGTGAAATCGTTAATTTAGGTGACCCCAATTTCCTTATAAATTTCTCTAATGACGCAAATAAACGAGAAACTGAAAAAGTTAAAGATATTGATAATGCTAAGCAAGCCGTTATTGTACCAAAAGAGCTTTTTGATGATTTATTTATGAAAGAAAAAGGGTCATATGCGGTAGATTCAAAAGGTAAACCCGTTTTTAAGGATGAGGACGGTGTTAATACATTAAAGACTAGATTGGCTAATGAATATAAAGTTGATGTTAAAACAATTTTAACATATGACGAACTATTAAGGACACCAGTTGGCAATGAAAAACAATATAATGTTGTTGTTATGCCAAAAGGTGACGGTGATGTGGGTGCCCAAAGATCAGACGTTAAAATGTCTTTTCTATGTTTTCACTAAATTACCAACAACCTCTTTAGCTACAGAAATCTCATCAATTTCATCGGGACCATTATCTCCCATGATTTGACTTATAATCTTCATTTTCTTTTGTAAGGTATTATACATATGCATATCCAATGTATCAACAAATAATGGATAAATAATATGTACTTGGCTTGTTTGACCAATTCTATGTGCCCTATCTTCCGCCTGCATATGGTTTGCTGGCGTCCAATCTAGGTCATTAAAAATTACAACGCTACCTTTGGTTAGTGTTAAACCAACACCAGCGGCAACAATATTACCAATGAATACTTTAACTTTATCATTATTTTGGAATTGGTCTACGGCATATTGTCTTTTATCTTTTGATGTTGATCCGTCTACAACGACAGCTTTATTGCCAAAATGAGCAACTAACTCTTTAACCGTATTAGTGAAACAAGTAAAAATAATTACCTTTTCTTCGTTTTCAATCATTTCTTCAGCTAATTCAATCGTATGAGGTAATTTATCATAAGATAATAATTGCCTAACCTTAATTAATTTAGTTAAGTGGTCAGTAATTGTTGGTTTTTCACCAGCAGACTCCATTTCCTCTATCCAAGCTTCATATTCAGCAATATATGCGTTGTATGTTGTTGAAAATTCTAGTGGTAAATAAACAGGTTTGATTGTTTTTTGTGGTAGATCAATTGAATCGTTTTTGGTTCTTCTCAATATAACATCAGCAGAATATTCTCTGAGTTCATCTAAATTAGATGAACCAGAACAAACCCAATATTTTTGTTTAGTACCTTTTCGGTTGAATTGTCTACCAGCACAATACCTTTTAACATAACCAACCCAATTAGCCGCAACTGGTGAGTCACACATGTATAATAAATTATAAAAATCTATTGGTTTATTAGTAATCGGTGTCCCCGTTAAAAACCATCTAACTGGTATTTTACTAGCAAAATCATTAAATATTTTGGTCCTATTTGATGTTGCGTTTTTAAGGTAGTGCGCCTCGTCAACAATAACCAAATCAAATTTGTGGTAATCTATTGGTGATACTGGTAGGTCGGAAACTTTAACACCACGTCTTGGTAGGTGGTGGAAATTTTTAAGAATGTCGTAATTAACAATTGTCCATTTTTTTACTGTTAGGTTACTACCATCAACAACACTAACATTATCAACAGAATCATAATTAGAAATTTCTATTCTCCAATTTAATTTTAATGATGCTGGACATACAACTAATATTTTTTTAAAATCACCTTCCATTGCAGCGATGATAGCTGAGGTCGTTTTACCCAAACCCATTTCATCCGCTAAAATAAATTTATCGTTCGTTAAAAGTTTTTTAATAGCTTCTATTTGATGGGGTTTTGGTGGCCTATCATATTTTAATAAATCAATTTCTGGTTCTAGTTTTTTAGCCTTTATACAATCTTTGTTTATATAAAAGCTATAATATTCGTCACAACCATCAACAAAACACCCAAAGACGTGTAAAAAGTTTTCTTTTCTACTCAATAATTTATTGATAAAAACTTTATCTGGTATGAAATCCAATTTTAATTGTTCAGCGACAAACGCCCTACAAGGTGCGCTTATATCAAACATTTTATTAACAACAACTGGCTCAACATAAGCATTCTTAACGATATAATCGCTCTGGTTTTTTGTTGGTATAAACCTTTTGTTTGTTTTATAATTGCTTAAAATATTTAAAATATAGTCGTTAGACCCTTTATAAATTTTTAATATATCTAAAGCCCTTTTTTCTATGGGAAGCTCCATTATCGTATCTTAATTACTCTTTTATTATTATTCCATAATAATAACAAATTTTGACTAGAAAGTCAACTCACTAATAAATCAAACTATTTATATAAAAAGAATAATGGAAAGAAAAACTAGGATACCGAATACGAGGTTAAATAGGTTCTATGACGAAGAAGATTTTAGGTTGGAGTTAGATATGGCCACCGAATTAATCGAAGGTGATATGAACTTTACAGTAGTTCTTTTTAGGATTGATAGAGTAAATACGCAGGTTGATGACGTTTACTGGGAAAGTAATCCTAGGGATATTAGATTTAAAGCACCAGTTGAATTAAAGGTAATTCTAAATTTAGCTAACGGTGAAAACAAATCTTACTCACCAAATGGTAATTTAAGGTATCAAGATTATGGTAATTTAGAGTTTACTGTCTTACAAAAGCAGTTAGATGAGAAAGGTGTTGAGATAGGTTATGGTGATATTGTTGGTTATTCTGACAGGGAAAATAACTTTAAATACTTTAGTGTTTTTGATGACGACACGATAAATACCGATAACCCTAGTACGCAATATGGTTACTCTGGTTATTTCAGAAGAATAAAATGTACAAACGTTGACCCTAACGTATTTAATGGTGTATAAAAATGGCATTACCTGGTTCTTTTAAGAAAAAAATCAATATCACGAGAGAGCGTGCTAATATTGAGTACCCATATTCTATGCAGAGTGGTGCGGCTGAGAATATGAAGGATATGATAACGGACAAAGATACTTTCCTTCCTCAGGGTGTGTTACATATCGATCTAGATCGTGGTTTTAAAGAGTTCGTTAAAAACAATCTACAATTAACCCTAGATGGTCAAGAAGTACCTGTTTTTATGATGGGGATACAAAAATGGAACGAGTTTTCACAGACTTGGAAATTTTCAGATGAATATAAAAACGTTAAGATACCTTTTGTTAATATCGTTAGAAACCCAGATACAAAATATGGTACGAACCCGTCTTTAATATATAACATACCAACTGGTAGACACTACACCTATGCTGAAGTACCTACTTGGGACGGTAATAAAAAGGGCGTTGATATTTACCAAATACCTCAACCGATACCTGTTGACATTAACTATCAGGTTAGGATTTTCGCTTATAGGCAAGAAGATCTAAATAAGTTTAATTCTTTAGTACTTAAAAACTTTCAGAGTAGACAGGCTTATACGATAGTAAATGGTCATTATATTCCGATAGTTTTAGAAGACACATCCGATGAAAGTCAAGTAACTGATTTAACGAATAAAAGGTTTTACATACAACTGTACACATTTAATCTACAAGGTTTTATTTTGGACCCCAACGATTTTATAGTAACTCCAGCGATAAGTAGAACATTAACAATAACAGAAAATGGATAATAATAATAAAATATTTTTTAAAATGAATCGATCATAATGGTTTTTTGGTAAAAAATATAATATTTATCAGTAAGTAAAATTAATAATAAACAAAAATTAAATAGATATGGCAAACAAAGTTTATGCATCTCCAGGTGTTTACACGACTGAAAAAGACCTAACATTCACAACTGAAACAGTTGGTGTTACTACGTTAGGTGTAGTTGGTGAAACGTTAAAAGGCCCAGCCTTCCAACCAATTTTCGTTAGAAATTTTGACGAATATAAAACTATATTTGGTGGAACTAGTCCTGAAAAATTTAAAAATACTCAAATTGTAAAGTATGAATTACCTTACATTGCTAAGCAGTATTTAACACAATCAAATCAATTATACGTAACAAGGCTTCTTGGTTTATCAGGGTACGACTCTGGTATGTCATGGGTTGTTAGAACATTGGGTGCTTGTGATGAAAGTACATTATCACATACAGGTATTACTGAACAAGAATTTGAATTTAGCTTTAATACAGCTACAAATCAATTCTATGTTGCTGGTAATGTTTCGTTGATTAATCATTTATCACAATTAACTGGTGTTAATGCTAATGAATTTGATGGTGCATTTAACACCTTCTTCACAACTATCGGTGGTTATACAAACGCTCCTTTCTACGATAAGAAGCATGCGATGTATTGGGGTTTATTGACCAATGATATTGATACCGCATTAGTTAATGATGCAACATCTATAAACATCTTTACACCAAGTTATGTTGATGCTTATGAGTTGCCTGTAACGGTTCCAGCTAACGATAGAGATGCGTATGTGTTAAATAATGAATTAATTTATGATAGCACAACACAAACTTACTCTGGACCTAGTTTTGCTTTATTCTGTCATAGTTTTACTGGTGTTAATGCTACCGTTATTAAGGGTACATTAAAATTGTATACGGTTACTTTAAATTGTAACCCATATACTGAAGGTCATAATAAAACTATCGCTACAATTAAGAGTAGAGGTGGTTATGTTTCTGACATTTTGAAGTATAACACGGCTTCTTTGGGTATGATTGCCCCAGCTAATTTAACAAGTGACCCATATGTTTCATTTGATTTAACTGGTACAACCGCTAACCCAACAGGTGGAACTTTTTCATACACCGTTTCATTAAATAAAACAAATTCTAACTACATTAAAAAAGTAATTGGATCTACTTTAACAGATAAAGATTCACATATTTATGCTGAAGAAGTTTACGACCAAACTTTAGCTGATGGTTGGTATAAAGGAAAAATCAAAGGTTTGTACACCGAATTAGTTGGTGTTAACAACTGGGATCACTACAAATTCCAATATCAATCACCTGTTACTCCTTTTATTGTATCAGAATTAAGAGGTGGTGTGCCGCAAAGATTGTTTAGATTAATTTCTATTTCAGACGGTACTAACGCTAACTACGAAATAAAGACTTCAATCGCCAATGTTGATCTATCTAAGAAGACATTTGATATTTACATCAGATCTTTCTCAGATACAGATAAAAACCCAGTTATTATCGAAAGATTTGTTGATTGTACAATGGATGAAACTTTAGATAACTACGTTGGTAGAAAAATAGGTACTATCGACAACAAATACCCTCTTAAGAGTGCTTATGTCGTATTAGAACCAGCTATCAATGCACCTAAAGATGCTATTCCTGCTGGTTTCGAAGGTTATGAGTTCAGAACTAACGGTGAAACTGATTATACAGAAACAGCTGTCCCTGAAATGCCTTACAAAACTAAATATTTTGCGCCTGGTGATGTTATTTATAACCCACCATTTGCTAACCCAGTCATCTCAAACGGTGATAAAGTAAACAAAAACTATTTAGGTTTCTCAAGCCAATTTGGTTTTGATAAAGACTTGTTATTGTTTAAAGGTAAAGTTAGTATTTTAGGTGATAACGCTTACAACACTGGTGATGATTACTTCACTAAAACTAAAGGCTTCCACATGGATATTAACGCTTCAGCGTTG